CATTTTTTATCTCCTTATTTCTATACACCTTTTCTAAATTCAGTAAAACCCTGTGAATAAATATCAAGTACCAACTCTTCATTAAACTTATTTGCGTATGCGTTTAAAAACTTTCTATAAGCCTTTTTGCATTTTTTTAAATCAATATCTTCGGCTAATATCTCAAACATTACTTTCCCCGTTTCGCTAAAACCAAACAAAACTAATTTTATGCCATCATTGAATATTCCCTTACCATCTCGTTGCTCTTTGCCTATTACATCGTCTTTGTTTAATTCTTTAAACCTTTCTTCTGTTAGCGAACTTGTAAAACTCGCTCTTATAAAATGCATTCTATTCATAATTTCCCCTTAAATTTTTATTAGTGAGGCGTTTAAGATTTCCCTTATTCTCCCCATAGTAGAAAGTGGCGTTACCCACTCTCTATAATTAGTTAGGCAGCAGATACAACTATTGCTAGTCCGGCAGAATAACATAAGTCATTTGCATCAACAACAGCAATTACAATATCGTGTCCAGTAGTCGCTGTAATATCAGCAGTACCATTCCAAGCAGTCCAAGTACTTAAATCAGCACCGAACGCAGGAATTGCAACATCAGCAGCAGTTTTATAAACATAGCTATAAGAACCAGTATTGCCAATCGCACTGTCAAGCGTAATTTTAGTATTACCTTGTAAAGTCCCAGCAACCGAAGTTACGCCAAGCACTCTCATATCAAAAGAAGCATAGATTGATTTAATACCTCTTACGCCATCAGGGAATACGAATGTGTCCCATAGTGAACGGTTTTGATATAAGTATCCATCGCCCTTAGTATGTGAACCTGGCTCAAAGAAGTAAATAGTAGCAATTTTTGGAACTGTTACAACTCTTTCAGTGTCGCAAATTACATAGTTTAATTGTGAACTTTCAGCAATGTCGCCATTAAATCCAGCCTCGCCCGCATTTGTGTTAACGCTGTATTTAACAATACTATAAAATCTATCATAGTCTGTTACTTCGTATACAGGTATTCCGTCAATAGCGGTTACCCTAGTTTCAACACCAAAGCCACCTGGTGCTACATTTGTGATTTCAACTCTTTTACTTAATTCAGTTGAACGCTCTAATAAGTCCATAGCGTCAGAGCTAACAAACACTTCTAGTGTGCTTCTATATCTACGAACATTTTTAATAGCTGCTTTAATTTTAGTAAATACATCCGCAACAGCCAGTGTTTCCTCAACATATAGACTATTAGCAATTGCTTTTTGTGCAACTATTGAGAAGAACCTAGCGTCCATTTCTGGTGTTTGGTGTTCTCTTGTAAATACCTCTGTTACATTTTGAGCAGCCGCAGTTGTATTGCTTTCGTCAACATCCGCTCTGTCTACAAATAACTCAATACTTCTATCGTGTGATAGTGTGAACGGAACATCCGATTGTGTGATAATACTTGAATTCCATCCGTCAGCCGCTCTACTGTGGTTACCATAACCACCTGTTGCTAGTGTCGTAAAATGGAATGTTTTTGCATCTAGCCATCTTACATTTTGTGTTACGTATCTTGCCGAAAAAGCGTTCTCTGCTAATGTTTTAATTATTTCAGGTTGCCATTTTTCAGCGTAGTTAATTACATTTGGCATAATTTTAAATCTCCTTTATTTTTTAATTATTTTCGCCACGGCTCGCTTGTGTTTTTAGTAGACCCCCAAGCCATAGGGTCTTTTGGTTTATTAGCGGTTTGTGTTAACGCACTTTTGGTTGTTCCTGCCAATTTGCTTTGCACTCCTGCCTCAACCTGTTTTGCTATAAGGTTTTTTAAGTTTGCCACCTTTTCTAGCATTTTGTCAGCGTCTATGTCGGCTACAAGTTCAACGAACTCTCTGCCTAAACCCTCATCACTAAGTTTTTGTAAAGCATTGAATTGTGCCTCTTTTAATTTAAACTCTTTCCTTTCCGCCTCAAACCTTTCTTGCTCGCTCATTTTAGCCTTTTGTGCTTCTTTTTCCGCTTGCAGTTTTTCGTCTTTAAGTCTTTGCTCAAATTCCTTTTTAGCCTTTTCATATGCCCTTTGCTCACGCGTCTTTGCAATCTCTTCAATTTTCGCGTTTTGCTTTTCGTCAAACACAGGCTTCTCACTTTCTACTTCCGCATTGATAACGCCTTTGTCTTCTTCCTGTAATTCAGGTTGTTTTAAGTCTTCCATAGTTTCTCCTTGATTTATAGTGTCCCCACTCTTAAATATAGTTTATAGTTCTCCAACTTGCCATATTCCTACGGCGTTTATATCAAAATTCAGGTTTAAATGTTTCAAACTTGAACTCAATATTTTCTTTATGTGGCTGTCTGTAAAACGGTATTCCGTTTTGCTCTGCCACTTTTTCAAGCCCTCTTAATCTCGCTTGATTGTTTTTAACTAACTGCCTTGCCCTTGCTCTTTCTTGCTCGGTTAATGCGTTAGCCTCCACTTGTTTGTACTGTCGCACATTCCTTTGGTACACCCTTTGCTTTTGCTCTATGGCATAAGTTTGTTTTGCTTTTAAGTCGTTAACCTTACCTCTTTTGTTTACTATTGCATCTCCCGGTGCTTCTGGTACTTTAAAACTTTTCGGTGCAAGCGTTATCGTATGTCGGCAATTAAAGTGAAATAGTCCAGGTCTGCCCTTTCTATCAACAACTGTGCTAAGTAACGGTAAGTTAGTCCAACGCCCTCTTCTTCCTTGCCTGTAAACATCGTCTATGTAAAACTTGCCTTGATGTGGTCTACACGCGTCGCTTGCACTTTGGTGTTGACTAACATATACTCTGTCGTCTTCCGAAACTACTGCTCCGCCACCCGCTAACAAAATCGCCTGTGATTGTTCCCTTATATTCATTTCATTGTATAAACTTAAGGAGTATTCAGCCCTTAGCCCCTGTTTTCCTACAACGCCTTTTGCATTATACTTTCTCGTGTTTTCATCAATTACTTGTTTTAGCGTTTTCTTACTACCCGCTAATTTGCCAATCATAACCGCACCTAGTATCATTGCCGTTAATTGTCCAAACTCTCGGTCTTGCGTTCTCAATGCTGTTAATTGGCTTTGTCGGCTCGCTTCCTTAGTAGAACTTATAATTTGCTCTTTTTGGTCGGTGGTATTTAAAATCTGTATTACTTCTTCAGCCTCTTTCTCGGCTTTGTTAATTCCAACTCTGTAAGCGTTTTCTAATTCGTTGTCAATAAGTATCTCGGCTTGATTAAATGCCCTAGAAAGCACATTAGCGTTTTCTTTGAGTAATTTAGCACGCTTTTCGCTTAACTCGGTTTGAAGCCCTATTGCGTAAGCGTTAACATCTTCTATACTGTCAAGCGTTATGTCTTTTAACTCTTTAAACATTTTAGTTCGGTTTCGCAACAATTCGGTTTCGGTGTTACTCATAAGCTCAAACATTTCAACGCCATCGCTTAATGCCCTATCTCCAAAATTCTTCATAACCACCTACTCTTCAAATATATCTTCTGGCATTTCCTCAACTTCTTCCGTTGGCTCGCTAATAGTTTCTTCCGCCACCGTTTCTTCCGCCTGTGCAAATAATTGGTTTAACTCTTCTTCGTTGGTTTCGTCTGGCACTTCTATTTGCTCTTCGCTATTAACAAAACTGAACTGCATTGCCAATACTTCGGGTTTAACGCCAACACTTAATGCACTTGGAATTATTGTTGCCGTTTCAATGTCTATGTTTGGTCGCTTAGTGCTAAATGTAATATCAACATCTCGTATGTCTAGCAAGTCCGCACCCTGCACCGCTAAAACATTCTCGTACTTTTGCAAACGCTCTCTTAATAGACTAACCATAAACGGATTTTTAACATCTAGTTTACTTTCAATGCCTATTAACTTAAACGCCATTGCAACGCCACTCGCTATTCCTGCAAAACTCTCATCGGTAAAGTTTGGCACAAATGAATACTTGGCAATATCGTCAGTTAAACGCTTCAATGTGTCATTCATTCCTAAGTGGTCCACTTGCGAAGTTACATACTCAACTCGTGGATTTGCCACTGTTCCGTCGCCCTTAACCGTCAACTCTCGCAACTGTTTCATTTTGGTATGTGCTAACGCTTTCTCTTCTTCGTCATTACCAGTGCTTATTCCATAAAATACAAGTAAGTTTTCTATAAACTGCCTTATGCCGTTTATGTGGTCGCTTCCTATTTCATTCTTGCTGTCTATCAAACTTATAGAAGTTTCAAAGTCGCCTTGCAAATCTTCGTTGTTCCAACACTCTGCAATCGGTATTTGCCCTATAAAGTGTTCTTGTGGCTCTGCGGTCATATCTAATGCTTCTAACTTCATATCTTTTGACTTATAAGTTGTTACATATTCCTCGTCATATACCGCAATTTCATAGTGAGGCTCTTTACCGTCTATTCGCTTAAATTCCACCGCATACATTGGCACTTGCTCTATTTCGTTATTGTAAACTACAAATCCGCTAGTAGGTCTTATTGCTACTGTTGCAGGCTCTGCGTTTCTATTAATGTAAGTCTTTTCCAACGCCCTACCATAAATACTAACATATCTCGCTATGGTGGCGGTTTGGCTCTGCACATTTTGCTTTCTAAACATTGTAAGTATCTTATCAAGTGCATTTTGTGCTTTTGGCTCTTTCACGCTCTCGTTTAACTTGTATGTCGCACCTTTGCCGTAACCAAAACCCACTAAGGTATTAACAATGTAGTTGGGCTCAGGAAACACTAAACGGTAATTGATAGCATTGTCAAACTGACTAAAACGAATACGCCTTAATACATTATGCACGCCTTTATAGTAACCCTCTAATAAAAGCATTCTCGGAAGCATTGTTAAATACTCTTTAACCGCCTCTCTAATATTTTGCTCGGTCGCCCCCTCTTCCTGATATATTACATAGTTCGGTTGATAAGATAACCATAAAGCAATCCAATCTTTGTCTTTTGTCGTATCTATGTTTTCTAAAATTAAGTTCTCCATATATCTCCTTATACTAATACTTGCTGTCTAACATAGAATGCTATTGCAAGTGCCATTACCTTATCGTCGTGTTGTCCGCCTTGTGCTTCCCCGCGACTGTCTTTGCCTTTTACAAACACCAGCATTTGCTTTAATGTTTCTTTATCATTAATTAAACCTATCTCGTTATTTACTACGCTTTTTAATATACTAATAAATAGCGGTCTTGTAACACTCGTTGTCTTTACGCCAAATTGCATTCTCGGTGTATTGGTTGAACTGTCCTCCATTTGTCGCATATACAAATTCGGGTACTCGTACTTTTGCAACTGTTTTGTCGGGTATGTTGAAAAGTTATTCTCGGGTGCTAACTTCGCCCAGTTATAATACTTGCCTAAACAGTAAGTTTGATTAACATAAAAGTCTTCATCGTTTTTATGTGTCATACTCGCAACTTGTTCGCCGGTCTTTAAATGTAATACTTGATTTTCGAAACTATCGCTTCCCTCTCCCGCCGTGTCGCCACCTATCACATAGAACTGCCCTTTTTCAGGCATTTTCCATATCTTAACCGCTCCGTCTTTACGCTCTACAAACTTTATACTATCATTGTTGATTTGCCGCTCTAAGACTATATTGCTAGCCTTAAATGTGTATACGAATTCTCCACGCATAATCGGCTCTTTGACTTCTTCAATTCGCTTCATCACTATTTCTTGGTTAAATACGCAATCGCCCGTTGTTAAGAATGCTTCTTCCGGGTTACTTGGGTATTCCTGTTTAAATAACTTTTCATCGCCGTTAAGGTTATTCGCTATCTGCCACCTACGCCACGCCAATTGCTCGTTATCAAGCCCGTATAATTCTTTTAGGCGTTTCTCTTCACTGTTAAGGTTGAACTCGTCATAAGCCATTCTATACTCTTGTACTTCGTGCCACGCTATAAATAATGGGTAATAGTCATTCTCTCCAGATACCGACCTGTCCCACAAGTCTTTAAAGTGGTTGTAACCATTTGCCGTGCTTTCTATTATAACGCAACTATTATTGCTGTTTGGCACTGCTTGTAAAACTGCCGCCATTGTCTTTGCCACATCGCCACTGTAAAAAGCATATTCGCTTAAATGTAAATTATCAAACGTACTACCACGCCCTAGTTTCTCTCCACTTCCAGCCGTTCCTACTCTGTACTCGCTACGAAGTCCTTTACCGTCTTGCGTGTCAAACACCAACTCTTTTTTGTTTGAGTATTTTGTTTCAGGCTTTAAGGCATCAGGTAAATCGTTGTAAAAATTCTTTACCATATTAAACAGCCTATCACTGCTCTCGTTGTCGTGTGCCACTACCAGTGTGTTTACATTATGCTTGGTGGCGGTTCTCTTAAAGAAGTAACCACCTACAAATGTTGACATACCCGTTTGTCTTGGCTTTAATATAACAACCCGCTGAGGCTTGCCCTGTTCGTGCTGTTGCTTTAACACGGCATACAGTCGGCTTTGTGCTTCGTTTAAAATAAGGTTTTTCCGCACACCTTGTTTATCTCTAATCTGCAAATAACTCTCTATATACTTTTTTGTGTTGATTGCCATTACATATCACTACCCTCTAATTTTTCTATGTAGTCTTCTATGCGACTTACTTTCACTTCGCTTTTAATATCTAGATTTGATTTATTGTACCCGTGCATACTGTTTAACTTGTCTACTGCATTAATAACTGTTTTGTAATCCGTTAGTTCTTTCGATTTCTCTAATGCGTCTTTTAGTTCTCGCACGCTATCTTCAAAACTCCATATCGCTTTATCTAGTTTCTTTTCTTCTAACCTTGTACTCAATTCACTTATTCTTGCTACTATCTTGGGTTTACTTGACAATCTGCTTGCATTTGCATCTATTGTTTCTCGCTTTACATTTTCCGTTTTATACTTTGCGTAATGATACGCTTCATATTGCGACATTTTCTTATAAATGATTGCATCACAAAACCTTATCTCGTTTTGCGTATATTTGTATTCTTTCTCGCATTTTAATGCACTCATTTTTATTACCCCATAAATTCTTTAATAAAGTTTTTATAGAAATTGTAAAGTTCTTTATCGTTTTCAAAACTAAACTGTTCTATTTTTGGATTTTCATTTAAATTGCTTGAT